TTTTGCCCTAAATAACCATAATAAAAACTATCATCATACATATTAGCTAATAGTTCTTCTTTGTTCCATTGTTTGTTATCAAATGTTGTTATCATATCTTAAAATCCATTAAATTGTTTAAATTATTTATTGTTTCTTCTTCTTTTAATACTTCTCTGATTTGTTCGTAATATAAATCTGATTCGTTCCATTCTTTTAGCAATAGCTTTTTAATGTCACGCAATTTATTTTTCATATAAGCGTTGTCTAAATCTTTGCTTAATTGAATAAGGCTGTCTATTTCGTTTATTATTTCTGTTTTCATTATGCAAATAGGTTATCGTACATTTCTTCTTTTAATTCTAACTCATCAGCTTGGCTCATTATAGGAAGTATATCTACTCCATTAAAATAAACTGCTTCAATAATAATTTCAGGGTGGTATTCTTTATCACCATCATCGTAGGTATTGTATTCAACTTCTACTTGTTCTTGTCTGTACTTAAATGCTCTCATAATTGTTTTGTTTTAATTGTTTGATGAAGCAAATATAATACTTATTTTTTACTTATTAACATTCTTAACAAAAATTTAACAAAAAAAAAGTAGGTGTTACCCTACTTATTATTTTCTATCCATTGTTCTTGCAGTTTCTCGTGGTGTTCTATTTCACGCATTAAATAATTCAAGGCTTTACGCAAGTCATCAAGTTCATTATCTTTTTTACCTGCTCTTGCTAAATACTTTACTATATTTCCACGATTAAAATTCATATCGTACATTTTACAAAAGTCTATTACATCAACTCTTGATTCTGTCATATAGTGCATTGGTGTTATTTTGCTCATATTAAAATAATTTAATTGGTGTTTCTTCTATTCTTTTTTTTGCTATTTCAAAATAATTTTTATCAAGTTCTATTCCTATAAATTTTCTGTTTAAATTTTTACAAGCTACTCCTGTTGTTCCTGAACCCATTGTAAAATCTAAAACGGTTTCGTTTTCGTTTGTGTAGGTTTTAATAAGGTATTCCATAAGTTCTATTGGCTTTTGTGAGGTATGTAATCCTTTTTTTACTTTTTTATATTCTATTATACTAACAGGGTTTTTATCATTATAAACTCTTTCTTTTTTATCAAAAGTAACATCGTGCAAAAATGAACTTATAACCGCATACCCTTTTATTGGTTTATCTCTTTTTGTCTTTTGTGGGTTAAATTTTAAATAATTACCTTCTGAATTATATGTTAAATTTCCATTAGAAAAAACAATTATATTTTCGTGCAATTTCATTGGACTTGTTTTAGCCATTGTAAAACCTGTTGGTATATTTTTTTTCCAAATCCATTCATACTTAAACATTTTTGGATTACTCATAATCAATGCACTTGTAAATGGCTGTGAACCAAATAAAACTATTGCACCATTTGGCTTTATAATTCTATTAAGTTGTTCCCACATTAAATCAAAAGGTATAACTGAATCCCATTTACAAGCAGTAGTTCCATAAGGTGGGTCTGTAATTATAGCATCAATAGAAGCATCAGGAATTAATTTCATTATCTCTAAACAATCACCATTAAATAATTGTATCATTAGTCTATTTTTAAAAATTCAGCGTTAGCGTATTCAGTGAACCATTCTTTGTTATCGTTGTATTTATCAATAACTGCATCAATCATAATTAACTCATCTAAAGTAGAAGTACTTAATTTGGCAACTAAACTTTCAATCTTACTTAAAATGTTTGTAGTCATTTCAGGGTCGGTTTTATAAATACTTGTATATTCTTTATGTACCACGCTTTCTAAATCCTTGTTAAGTAAGTTTATTCTATTCTTAATTTGTTGCTTGTATTGTACTGTAAAGCGTAAATTTTCGTTACATTCTAATAACAACTGTGAAAGGATAACTTGCTTTAAATATTCTAATTGTATTGTGTTCATCTAACTTCTATTAAATTTATTAATAATGTATTTATTTTGTCTATTACTTTTTGTTTGTCGTGTAGTTTATTGTTTTCGTAGTATAGTAAAAAATGTGGAACTTTAAACTCATCTTTGTATTTTTGCCTTTGCAGTTCGTGGTTCAATTTAGCCTGATTCTGATATGGTGTATTCATATACTGATATGTTATTGGCTTAATTTGTAAACCTAAAAATAACTTTCCGTGGCTGTATGCTTCCCAATCAGTAAAATAGTTTTCATCTAAATTATAGTTTGCCTTTTTAAATTCAATGTTTGGAAATTCTTGTTTAAGTTCGTTAATTAAATCTATTTCGTTTAACATACCATTCCAAGTTTGACCAAGAACCCTGAACTTTGTATATTCAAAACAGGTATCTTCATCTAATTTAGTTATTTCCATAATCTTATTGGAAACTTCTTTTAGTATATCAACACCCATTACTGACCTATAAAATAAAAACCAACCTTTCGGAGTTAAAGTTTTTTCAGAGTTATAATAGTCATCAAAGATTTTAGCACACTTTCCAACTTCAGAACTTCTAAACAACCACGAAATCTTTTTGTCTTTGTTTAATAAGCTGAACTTTGCTTTGTCAAATGTTACTTCAAATCTATTTTGGTTATTTACCTGCATTCTGAGTTTCGTAAACTTGTTTAAGTTCGTTTATTTTATCTCTCCAACAAGAACCACAATTTGAAGGCTGTATATTTTCATTAAATACATTCTTATAAATTTCAGTAATTCTGTTTTGTTGCTTTGGTGTTAACTGATTATTAGTTACCGAAAAGAAATTAGTTAACCATTCGTTATCCACATCGTTTATACACTCTGTTTTTTTGTAAGGAAATATTTTGTTAAGCAAGTGCTTTCTATCTTCACAACCACAGTTAATTCCTGTTGCTTCAGATACTGCTTCAACTACTGCTTTAATTCCTGTTGCTTCTGTGATTTTTTCTATTGTATCACCAAGTCCTTTTGATTTTTTTGGTCTTGCCATTTTTTTAAAGTTTTAAGTTATCGTAATCGTCTTGTAATAATCTTTTAAGTTTTTGCTTATTAGCTTTTAACGTGTGAAATATACTTACAAATGATATTCCTGTTTCTTTTGCTAATTTTCTTATTGATGTTTTATTATCCCTGTATAAAGTAAATAGTTTTTTATCGTACCATTCCCAAGAATTAACTTCTTGTTCTGCTTTTATCCTAAATTCATTCCATTCGTTTTCTTTCTCTTCTGAATAGTCATCAATCAAGTTGTAAATTTCATCATTTAATTCACATTTGTCAATTCGTTTTCTAATATTGTAAAGTTGAAAGTGTATGTTTCTTATTATTATAAATACATAACCACGATTAATTTTACCATTGGTAAACATTTGTTGTTCGGTTACGTTGTACTTATGTAATAAAAGGTACATTTCCTGAACGATATCTTCTGCCCAATCTTTATCAAAAACTGCAGCAAGTTCAACCCAATCGTTATGATACTTTGCAACCTGATTTAAGATATTCATTACCAATAAATATTAATTGATAAAACACCAAGTAAAACTTGAATAGTATAATATTTTTCTTCATCTTGTTCATCACAGTCATAAAGAACACCAACCATAAAACCCTGTATTGATGCTATCTGAATATCTTTTTTTGTTTGGTCTGCCCAAATTAAAAGAATAACTAATAAAGCTAATAAAATGTAAATCATAATTAATAAAGTTTAGCGGTTATTTTACCTACTTTCTTTTCTATAGCAGGTTTTAAAGCAATATTTATTTCAACGTTTGTTAATTCACTATCTAAATTTAAAATTGATTTATAAGCACCCTCGATAGCGTTCCAATCAATAACTGAATCCGCTTGTATAAGTTGCTCAATCATATCTAACTTAAATACCACATCTTTAAAATAAGCTAACAACTCAGAATTATCAGAATTGTAAACTAACATTCTTGAAGTAGATACTTTTAAATCTTGTAAATGATTTTTAATTGTCAAGTTTTCCATTGTTCAAATTTATTAATAAGTTATTAACATTTTACATCTTTTAGTATATCATATAAATCACCTTCAACTTGTGGAAATCCAAAATTATTGACTTTAAAGTTAAAATCTTCAAAACTTGCGTTTCTACTTCGTTTGCAACTTACTTTAACCAATTCTTTATTTACTGTATTTAATTCTAATTGAATTTGAGTTTCAGCTTTCTTTTCCAAGAACGAACCTAAATGTCCTGTTGGTTTATCAGTACCAAAATTTGAGTGAATAACAGTTACAATATGACAATTTAATTCTTTTGACCATCGCATTAAATGCTGCACAACTTCTGAAGCCTGTTCTATGTTATTTACATCGGCACATAAATCGGCAATACCATCAATAATTACCAATCCAATATCTTTACCTTCTAATTTATCATAAAGTATGTATTCAATAAACATAACACGTTCTTTAAAACCTAATTGACGTAATGCGTAAGTATGGTATTTATCATCCTTTACACCCGTCATTTGTAATGGTCTTTTAAAAACCATTGATGCGTGGAAATTACCTTGTTCAGTATCAAAATGAATAACGTTTTTATCTTGCCTATTTCCTCTTAAATTTCCACCGAAACCTTGTAATTCGTTTTTTAAATAAACTGCACTTAAAAGTGATATAAAGAACGTTTTTTTAGACTTAGGCGGTGCTTGAATAAAACTAAAGTTACCATAAGTTCCAATAGGTAACGGATATGATTTATAACCATCTTTTGTTTCGTATTCTTTTACACCAAATGATAATGCAGGTATTGGATATTCTATTTCTTCCTCAGGGTTAATGTAGCAATCTTCTTCAAGCACCTCCATTAACATTCTGTCTATTGTTTCTTGTTCTGTCATTTTAAAATAAAGTTGTTTGATTTGAATTTATTTTATTCCACATTATTTTTATATCGTTTCTACCGCTTTTTTTAACAATAGGCACACAAATTTGGTCACCCCATAATTCAACCATTCTTTCTACAGCTATTTTTTCCTTTCCTAAATCATAAAAAATCTCTTTTAAACCACCTGCATTACTACCATTGCTTGGTGCATTAAATGCGTAAAGTGTTGTTCTTGCTGTTTTTTGACCTGACTTAATTACCTGCATAGCAAAATCTCTATCCTCCTTTCCTGAAACATATTCACGATACCTTAAACCAAGTGTTTTAGTATTATCAACAAAGACACAGGAATCACAAAAACTATTCATTACAAAATCCTTTGTTTGAGACCAAGCAAATTGACCATATTCTAAACCGCCAAGTGCAATATTATTGTTTAAAAATTGGTTTTGAGCATTAACTAACGCATCAAATCCTGTTCTAATTAGTTTTGCATCCTTACGATAAAATAAACCTGTTAAATCATCATCTAATTGCCAATAATTATCTATTAAATTATTTTCTGTATATTCTTTAATATAATTTCTTACGTAAGTAATACCCCCATCATTAATCGGTAGAACTAAATATTTAAAACTTGGAAATATATTTTTATATTTTTCAAAATCCTGTGGTTCTAAAACAATAGTAATATTTTCATTTTGAGTTTCAGCAAATTTAATTAATGTTGAATTATTAACTCTATTTTTTGTTGGAATAAATATATTTATATTTTTCATATTTTATAATTTTAAATATCCTGTTTGATTCATTTTTATTTTTTGTAATTCCTTTGTTGGTTGTTCACATTTATACATATATTCCCTATAATATAAAACAAAGCTTATTCTTAACCAATCAGGCTCAGTATTAACAAACTCTGTATTTCCGTGCCATTGGTGAACGTCTACAAATAATAAATCAGTATTTTGCAAATCAATAGCAACTTTATACTGAGGTAAACAAAAATAGCCACCTGTCCAATCGCCCTCTCTGTATGCAATTAAATTACCAAATCCATCAGGAAAATCACCTGCATCTTGATGAACTGCTGTTCTAAAGTTTTTATTTACTGTAACTGTAGTAAAAGAGGTATCTGAAATAACATAATTTCTATTTGTTCCATCTGCTATTGCTTTTTGTTTTGCATAATGTTCGGGACATAATTCTTTATATTTTTTATCAATAAATTCAACAAATGGTATTCCCTGTTTAAATTCATCAAAATATTGTCTTGCAAATGCAGTTTTTCTACAGGTTGCAACAACACCTGCTCCGGGTCTTGCATCCATAAAACCAACATTTCCTGATTCAACTATTGGGGAACTATCAAAATTTGATATTGTTCCATCTTTTTTAATTTTATTTATATATCCACCTGCGGCAATACCTCTTCCACCACCTGCTGCAATAGATTTTTTAAATGAATCAACACCTAATTTTAACGTTTCAAATGGAATTGCATTTTTTCTAAACCTAAATAACAGCTTTCCATTTAGGTCATAACCATCTGCGTCATCTGTAATTAATAGGTCATAATTTTTTTCTGTTAAAAATTTAGTTTTTAACTTTTCTGTTTGTTTATCCGTTAATTGCTTTTTTAATCTATATATTTCCATACTTTTCTCTTAAAATGATTAATAATAAATCGCTTAAATTTCCATTTGTTTGGTATTCGTCTTTAAATTCAAACCTAATACCCTTTTTGCATAACGCTTTAAATTCCTTTAATTCTTCTGTACTAAAATATAAAAGTGTAGTTGTTATTTCAGTATTATCTATTGGCGAATTATCTACACCCCAATCATCTTCAAATAATTTCATAAGCTAAAAGTTTTTTATTAATATTAAATCAAAATTATCAGCTACATAGTTAATGTGTTTTTGTGTTGTTTGGCTGTAATATTTTTGCTGATAAATTTCTTTTGTTTCCCAATCTATAATAGCTACTAAAGTATTGTAACTATATACGTTATTTAATTCTAATCTTAAATTGGTTTTGTATTTTTCTAATTGTTTCATAATTGTTTAACTTAAAAAGGGAGTTTTTACACTCCCAATTAATACTAAAATGGCAAATCCACTTCTACTGCAGCTTGTTGAGTTGCAGGTTGCCCTTCTTTTTTAACCGCTTTAATGTTTCCATCAGTCCAAACCACGTTTCCGTTCCCTAAATAGTTTTTAGCTTTTTTAGCATCACGTTCTTCTTTTGTTTGTGAATCAGTTAACGAAACATTTTGTCCCCATTGGTTAGCGTCATCGTTAATGTTTAACGTACAGTTATAATAAACTGCCCCGTCTTTTCCCATTACAAACTTTTCTTTAGGTAGTTTGTCAACTCTAATGCTCAAATTGATAATTGAACTCATAATATATAAATTTACTTTGCCTACCTTTTTTTACTGTTGTCGGCTATTCAGTTTTTATTACTTAACTTTTAAAAGTTCGTCTTTTACTTTTTTGGCTAATTTATACTTTTTTTCTATAACATCAATACTTCCACCGCCTTTTAAATACTCAATAGCTTTTGTAAATTCAGGTTGACCTATGTTCAACCACTTTTGCTCAACTTCAGTTGTTGCAGCAGGTTTTCCGTGTGTATTAGTTGCATCAGGGTCTTGCGTGTCATCAATTAAAAGTAAGTTACCTAATGCGTATTTTTTACCATAAGATGAAGCTGAACCAAATTGTTGAGGAACTTGCATTCCTTTCTGTTGTAAGTCAACCCCTACTATTGCAGTAGCACTTATTTCATTTATTCCGTTATTATCAAAAATAGTTGCAGTTGATTCTAATAAAGGAACATTTGCACCTTCAACACCAATAAGAGTTTCGTTAATAGTAAAAGATACTCCATATTTTTCGTTGTAAGGTTTTAACGCTTCTAATATATCTTCTGCAGAACGGAAGTTATATTTTCCAAAAGAGTTAAACTTTGATTTGTT